GTTATAAACGGCATATATAAACTCATCACCCCTCTCTCTATACCAGAGGTTTTTAACGCCCCCTAAACGCCGTTTATAACAAGCCTAAGGCGTCGTTTCAAACCTCAGGTCATCAACGATCGTTTTAAGCTTATCGATTTCCTTTTCGTATATATCGAGTCTCAGGTCTTGACGGGCGTCTGCTGGCAACGCTCCAAGCTCGCCTCTAGGCCACTTAATACGGAACTCGCTGTTCATGTGTATATCGTCTTTAAGGCGGACTATTTCGAGTTCAAGAGCGGAGATACGGTTTACGATTACACTATATGACCATACCGCCGTAATGATTCCTATGACTAGTTTAGCGGCGAAGGCAGCGTTCGCTTTTATTTGTGTATTCTCATCTAGTTTCATCGTCACACTTGTTCGAGGTCTTCATCGTCTTCATCGTCCATATCATCTTCAAACACAATCTCATCGCCATCAACTAGATAATCCATCTTAACGATCTCCAGGGTTCCGATTATGGTCGCTTGATTAAGGTCATATTCGGCTTTGAAACGATTTATGACGTTCTGAAGCTCAAATAAAAATTGATCTGTTTGTTCGTTAATATTCATAGACTTATGACATGGTTAGAAATTAAAAGCTTTACAATTCTGAAATCCGAGTATAATTACGTATAGTGCTAGTGCAGGAACTGCTTAACCTAACGTTAGTCACTAAAGGTAGATTTAATCGTAACCATAACGCTAGGATGACTAAGATAAGATCGACCATAGTTAACTACCGTAGTTACTAAGCTTTAGAAATAATCGTAGTCATAATCTTAACCATAAGGTCGTATGACTAAAAAGAAAAGATTGTGGTAAAGTTTAGAACTAGTTAGTAAACCATTGGTTGCTCCGTCTAGTGAAACTAGGCCCGTAACCAACTACGTTACTAACGAAGCGTTCTAACTCGTCGTTTAAAAGCTGTTCCTTTCGGTCGTTAATCTTAACGTCGACATTAGCTGCCATTTGTTCCGTCCAATAGTTCACAGCCATAGATAAAGCGTCTAGTCTATCATCTTGTAGTAGACTACCTTTATCACGGGTTAGTCTCGAAAGTTGGTAGAAAAGGCAGTACCTAACTTGAATTTCAATAGGGTAAGACTGAGATGTGGAGTAGTCGTCACGAATTACGCTAGGATCGACGATTAATCGGTGGGAATTAAGGGTAGGTTCTAAGGTGTCTACTATCCGTTTTTCCTTCTGAATATGGTGTCTTACTTCATTGATCGTAACGGGATGTATCGTCGATATAATCGGTTTTAAAAGCTCGGTGAACATCCCGTCTCCCATATTCGATTCTACGACTACTTCGTTTACATTAAAGCGTTTAGCTATTGTGGATAGTTGTCGAAGGACATTCTCGCCATAACCGCCTTTAATACCGTTACAAGCGTGTACGAATAGATAACCGTTTAACATCTTAACGACGGCATAAGCGGTTTCGTCCTTACCTCGTCCACTAGGGTCGATCGCCATGACTGATCCGGAATACTCGATCATATCTCCCAGCATCTTTAGTGGTCTATGGTAACGATCCCCGTTAAAACCGACGTTAGGAATATCGCTGGTTATCTGTTGATCGGGGCCACTAGCCCACACATACTTCTCATAAGCGACGTCATTATCGAGGTCTTGGACGATCAAATCGTTAATCTTTAACGGGTATCTATCGGCATCACTAAGTCGTGGATTAAGGAGGAATTGAAGGGCGTACCCTGACCGACCGTAAGAAAGCTTTCGTTCTTCCAGGTCTATATCGTTAAACCGTAAAGGCTCCGTTGATTTCCCGATTGTTTCGTCGTTTGTAGCGTCCATCAGGAACGGGGCTACAGCTTCTTCATATATCGTTTCGTTATGTTTATGACTGATATACTCCGAAGGCCACACACGAGTCTCATAACCGCGTTCCCTAAGCTTGGTATATATGGAGTCTTCACATTGTGGTGTACCAAGGAACAAGATCCGTGATGTAGGTAGTGGTTTAACGATCGCATCAAACTCCTTTACCTGGTCAGAAAGCTTATCTCTCATCCCTTGTGTGGCGGAGTTATTAGCTACCTCAACGTCGTCCGCTACGATTATATCCGCTCTACTACCGGTCAACTGCGAAGTAATACCTAACGACTTAACAGACGGAGCGTGGGACGCTGGAGCGGGGCCGACATCGAAACTGATCTTACTGAAGCGTTGCCCGTCTCGTGGCTTTAAACACGCCAATACGGGGATTTCATGGATCAACCTAA